ATAGGGATTCAAAAATTGAACCTGTTAGTTGAACCGGTAATCTGTCTGTAGCAGCAGATAAATCAAAACTATATGCACATTGGTATTTTAGAGCTTTCTGTTGACAACGTCTAACAGAAGCTTCTTGATCAAAAGTTCCATCATTAGGAAGCAGTCTCAAAATGTTAAAAAGACCTAAATGTAAAGGTTTTAAAACAGATTGAGTAACAGAATCAACAAGAGCAAAAACTCTTATTTTTCCTGCTGCTTCTTTTTTTATGGAAAGTTGACCAAAAAGTTTAGGAGATTTTTTAAATCTTAAAAAAGATTCTTTAAAATCGTCCTGCTGTAAAATACTCACTCCATCATTAAATCTAGATAAAAACAAAGATGTATTTCATTTAGATCCAATGATTGACAAGTATCTCATCATATTTCCAAAAACTAAAGTTCCTTCTGAACTAGTCATTAACATGGCTATATCAGAAAGAATTCCTTGATAACTCATTGAGTTAGAAGGAGAAGCTTTAGATGAAAATAAGAAAGATCTTGGTGCTAAATTTTGATTAGATGCTGAAACAGACAAAAACTTGGGTCATTTATAAGATAAGGCAGCAGAATTAATTTCTGCAAGGAACATATCATCTCCTTTAAAAGGAGATAATATTGTTTCTATTTTCAATTTACCGGGTATATCTAAAATACGATATACCGATAAAAGAGAATGTCAATATCTATATAAATGAATATTACCATTCCTTATAGCTAAGCGGTCGTTTCTGCTAATAATAGCAGGACAACCATTTATAACTCTAGGAAGAGGTAAACCAGGTTCTATAACTCTTAAAGAATTAATAATATCTTTTCCTAATCATTTTTGAAACGCAACTGTGGAAGCTTTTAATCACTTAACTGTGAAAGAAAGTCCATGGTTACGTCTCATTTTTAAAATGAATAGAACAAAGTTGTTTGCGATTCTAAGTCTTTCCGGGATCCCTCTTAAACGTTCAAGATTTAATACACATAAAGTGTATAAAGAATGTTTAAGAGTTGATAATAAATTATTATCAATTGGAAGTATTTTATCTTCTCTGATAACCAATTTTTTACGAATATTGAATAAAGCTTTTAAACTTTTATTCATGATTGTAATATAAAATTGGCCTACTACCGAACACGGTAGCTACAGCTCCCATTCTCAATTATTACTAATTGAGCGATACGCACTCCTTTAAGTAGGATGCGCGGGCACTATAGTCAGAGTTTAGCAAAACTTGGTTATTCCAATAAAGGGACCTAACTTTAGGACCCAAGGAATCAACTTAGTTACATTCAGGTATACGAATATACCTGGAATTTCGCTAAACGGAGCCAACCGAAAGGTTGGGGAGCAAAGATCAAAAGATCAAAT